CCCATGAGATCTTGAGCCTTGGCGACATCTCCAGTGCCTCGAACTAGCGAGTCGAGAGCTGGGCGAAGTTCGTCATCGGCGACAGCTGCAGCGACCGAAGTCTTTGAGATGAAGTCTTCAACTGCTGACACTTGAGCATCGGTCGCTCCTGTTGTGTTTTTGAGTGTCGTGCCGAGTTTTTGGGCTGCAGCGTCATCTTCGGCGAACGCTTTGACAGCATCAAAAGCGACAGCGCCGATCGCTGCAAGAGCGATCCCTGCTGGTACTGCAGCCTTGCCGATGGCGAACGCTGCCTTCTCGCCTTTGGTCTCCAGTTTTTTGAAGTCGTTGATGGCCTTGTCAATGCCAGCAGGATTCCACTCGGAGATGATTGGGAGTGAGATTGCCATCAGCGCTTAACCAGTCTCTTGCTGGTTTGATCCATGACTTCGATGACGATCTTGTCAACATTGCGCGTAATCTCGTCTAGGTAGTCATCAGATCGCGCCCAGACGAAGCGTGACGGGCCACGACCGAGAGATGTTGTCAAGTACCCAGCGAAGCCAGGACGGGCTCTCAAAGGGTTCTTGTTGCGTGTCTGGTTTGAGCCTCGTCCTGCCATGTCTGCCATTGATAGAGCTGCACCTTTGGCGACGATCTTGACTGTTCCGACGGACTCGAACTGTGCGCCTTGTGCGAGGTTGCGTGAGCGTGCTTTTCGAGTGTCTACCTTCATTGAGACATTCTTTGACTCGGCTTTCCATGCGGTGCGTCCGTTGTGTTTTTGTCCTTGTAACGGTGCAGACGATGGGATTGAGTCCTTGATTGCCGAAAGCAGAGGAGTCATCGCGTTCTTGATGTCCTTGGTGATCTGGCGACGGAGTGCCGGATCAACTTTCTGGATCTCACGGAGAGCCTGCTTCAATCCGTCGTACTCGATTCCGATTGATGCAGCCATTAGTTCTTCCGTCTTTGTTCATTGATGATCTGAACGCAGGTCGCCAGGTCATCCGTCTCGAATGTAATAGTCGGAGGCCAGAACCCAGTCTCAACTAGCAGAGCTGCTAGTTGTCGCCGGAAGCCTCCTGCGTAGGGACTGCAGAAGCAGTCTCCACGACTTCTAGATCTTCTAACTTCTTGACAAACTCATCAAACGAGATCGGTACTGGATGGCCCTGTTGCTTACTGGCCTCGTAGGCCATGTATGCGAGGTCTTCCATCCCGATCCCGTTTGCAAGATCTGAAGCTCGTCGCTTCATCTTGCGTTCCCACGAGATGATCACGAAGAGGTTCGTGACCACTTGGTAGGTCTCGCCATCGGCGAGCTTGACACTGAGTGTGAGTTTCATGGGTTCTCCTAGTCGGGGTTCGGATTACTAGATCAGGGTGTAGTCACATCGCGGACAAATGATCCGCCCTTGAAGGTGGCCTCAACGACCGAGAGCTCACCAACGGTGGTGAGGATCGGTGTCACGGTCTCCAAGTAACAACCAGTCAAAGTGTACTCGGGGTTAGATGCTGACTCGGTTGCGCCGGCAGGGCTGATGACGATCGTTGAGATGACTCCGAACATTGAGTTCAACATCGTTTCAACTTCGGTCGCGCCGTAGCTCTGGAACAAGGTCAGCGTGAGCTCATTCGAATAGAGCCCAGCGGTGAAGGTGCGTGAGGTCTGACCGAAGGCTGTGTTCTCGAGTGCTTCTGCCGTGAGGGTCAGGGTTGCAGCTGAGCAGTGATCGGTCAAGGTCATCGCCGAAGGGCTTGTGACGGTGACGGTGGGGTTGGATAGATAAGTGACTGTTGCCATTGTTTTGTCCTTTATACGCGGCTTGTGCCGATTCTAATTGTGAGGTCGTAAGCAGGTAGATCTTGAGATCCGATCTGGGCGACTGTGGGTCTGCCAGATACAACTGCGAGAGAGGAGTTCATGAGCGTGTCAACGACTCCGAGTATGTAGTCCGTAGTGTCCTGGTTGCCGGGTGGCGCGCCCAGGACTCGGAGATCAACCGTGATGTCCGCTGTCTGGTTATTGAACGCACTGAAAGTAGGAAGCTCAATGAATACAGTAAGAGGTCGAGCGTTCCGAGGATCAGTGACCGGCTTAAGGCCGAGAGCTGTGATCGTCGCCGAGACAGCGTTGATCGAGTCTGTGAAGATGCCTGCCATCTCATGCCACTTGCGATCTCTTGATACCGAGCAACTGGTTAATCCGACCCATTGAAGCGACGGGTGCAGAGATGCTCATGTCCTGAAAACTGGCAAACGAGTCAATGCTTCCGCGCTCGCGGTACAAGCTCGCAGCCATAAGCACGACACCGGCTTTGACCGCAGCATCGGGGACGCTGGTCAGTGAATCATGGTAGCCAGCCTGAACTCTGCGCTTGAATGACCATGCATTCGACGCATTGACTGATGAGGTCATGAAGGCTGTGTCATTGGCGGTCGCTCCGCTGATGCCGAGGAACTCGGTGAGATCGCTCACAGTGATCCAGGTGCAGGTTTGAGTCCAGACAAGCGAGCCGACTGGATCTGCAGCTGATCGTGCAAGATCGTCGCCGACATCTTGGAAGAGTAACTGGTTCGGAATGATGACATCGGTGTCGTAGAGATAGTCACCTTCTTCGTCAATGCCGATGAACAAGTAGGTCGGTACTGCGAAGACGACATGACTACCGTTGAGGTTGTGGCCTAGTCCTGAGAGTGTGATCTGTTGTCCGACAGCGATGTCGGTTGATTCGAGAGTCTGAACGACAGCAACATCTGACAGACGCTGGTGGTGCGTGACTGTGAATGTGGCCATCGTTCAGATCTCTCTCTTCGTCAATCGGATCAGGCTTTGCGGACGAACTTGGTTCCGTCAATCATTACGGAGGAAAAGTACCCTCTAAACTTTATGACGCGACCGAGTGCTCCGTCACTTAATTCAACACTGACCGCACCGCGCTGCTGCTCCCAACACTCGAAGCCAGTGCTGTCACCGACATAGAGGTTAGAAACTCCACCGGTGGTCAAGTTGCGATCGACTACGAGGTTCAAGCCGAACGCGTTGCCGTTGAAGTTGCTCGCTGCAGTTGTGCCGAAGGCGTTCTGTGGGCCGACATTCGGGAACAACGGACGACCAGAGTTGTCGGTCAATGCGCCGAGTGCTGCGTAGTACGCAGGATTCGTCACGAGCACATTGGGCAAGTTGCCGTTTGAGTTGTTCAAGATTTGCTCTGCTGAGTTGTAGATGAACGCTACCCAGTCAGCTGGTTCGGTGATGTCTGCGAGGGCTTCGGTCTGACTGACTCCAGCTGCAAAAGTTGTGCAGGCTGCGATGTCGGTCTGATTCGCATATACGCGAGCCATGTCGTCAATCAATGCACCGAGAACTTCGGGCGAGGTCATGTCCATTGATTCTTCCGAGAGCTTGACATAGCCACCGTATAGGGCCTTAGTGATCTGAATGTCGTCAACGACGAAGGTGCCCTGATCGAGAGGAACGAGTTCGCCATTACTTGCACCGATGGTCGTGTTGGTGGTGACCTTCGGGCGGATGAAAACCTTGCCGGATGCGGGCATCTGGCGGACTCCCATCGCAGTGATCAACGGACGATAGTTCGCGACGAAGTTGTTATAGATCGGCGAGATGATCGGCACTGGCAAGATGCCAGGTGTGTCGGTCGTGGTGACATTCGGTGCAGCTGCAACGATGCGCTGGTTGAACTCAGCGAACTCGCTACCGCCAGCGACGAACTTGACCATGTACTCGGCAGCGGTCGGAAGTTTGAACTCGCGCTTCGGTGCTGCATATTGGATCGGAGCAGTGGGTACTGCTGCTTCTAGTGCTTCTGACATTTCATCCTCCTCGGATGGTTGGGTTGGGGTTGGTATTACTTCTTCTTCGTCGGGTGCTTCCTCTTCGGGTGAAGAGGCTGCGACTGAGTAGACCTGAGCTGATTCGTAAGCCGGAACGGTGACAACCGACAGCTCGACAAACTTAGCCTCAGAGACCTCTAGCGTCCCGTCTGCGAGGCGCTTGAACTTGGTCGGCACTGCGCCAACACTGACGGAATCTAGAGCGCCATCGGCGAGCAGTGCGAGAGCGTCATCAGCTGCACGAGTCGCGCTCAACTTGGCGACGAACATCATGCCCTCAGCAGTGGAGACTCGTTCGGTGACGCGTCCGATGACGCGCGTGTCGTCGTGGTATTCCAAGAGTTTGGGCATTGGGCCATCTTCGGGAAGTGAGCCCTCGAGGAAGACGACCGATTCTCCACCGGAGAGAGTCGCTTTGACATTCCAGGGGACAGCGAGTCCAGTGATCTGACGCGATGGTTCACCATCTGCTGATGCGTCAAGTGTGATCTGTTGAGCGGTAAGTCGAATCATGAAGCGGTCTCCTGTGGTGTGCGCGATGAGGCTGGTTCTTCAACACTGATCTCGGTGCGATTCATCTCAACATCTGCTATCAGATCTTCGGTGTCAAATTCCACGAACCTGTTACGCGGAAGGATGTCTATTCCGCTGAGGGTTTCTTGGATGCAGTCCATGTAGAGCTTGGCTCCGAGGAGGTAGAGATCCTGCTTGGCTTGTGTCGCGTTGCTGTAGTTGTATCCAGAGATACCGATTCCGAGAAGGTATGCCGGAACTCCGATCGCGCGTGACAGTTCGAGTGCGCTGAAGTTTCGCGCTTCCACCAGCTGGAGTTTGCTCGGGTCGGTGTCAAATTGCTCATATTTTACGGCAGAATTTAAGGCCCCCACGGCATTTACGCGTCGAGCGTTGCTCCATGCTGCAGCGAGTTCACCGAGCGACTCTGCGTCAAGTGGTTCAGAGCTGTCGGTCTGCTGTAAGTATCCAGCGACGATTTCGTTAGAGGCGAAGCGTTCAGCTGATCGGTCTAGTTTGATGGCGGTCTCTAGGACTCGGCGACCTGTCCAGAGGAATCCTTGAACGGGTGCGAGGAACTGGATGACATCGGCGGTCGGAATTTCGATCCCGTTGAATGTGATGCTGTTGGATTTTCCGAAGAACTGTGGGCCTGGTTGATCCAAAGTGTCAACCATTTCGCAGGGCATCCACTGGAACGACAGCGGACGACCAGTGGCAGACGAGCGTGAGGTGACATACCAGAACGCGCGACCGCGCATCATCAGATCCATGCAAGTGTTCGACATGATGAAGTTACGCGTCAGAGTTGGGTCTGGAGTGTCCATCCAGGACTCGGTCTCAAGATAGATCTTCTCGTACTCTTCGCCAGTCCACTGTGTCGTGTAGTGGCGGAGCGGTAACGAGCCCACAAGCGAGATGATCATCTGTGTCGCTCTGGATACGGTAGGCACAGACAAGGCCAGCTCCGAAGCCGCCCCGACGGTGTAACTCCAGAACTGACCGAGTCCGCTTTGTGAAGCAGAACCTGCGGCAGCTTGAAGAGGTGCGTGCGCGAACGCAGGGGTCGCGTCCTGCTTCTTACTTCCGAAGAGTGCCATCCTTCGGATTCTCTCAGACTTTCTAGCGCGCGTCCACTAGGGTCAGCCGAAAGCCATCTGAGGCTTCGCTGTGGCCTTCGGACGCGATGTCAGCATGATTCCCCACACTGAACATCGAGCGAGCTCGATGGGCCCTGGGCTCTTCTGCGAACTGAGCACGATCGCACCTCCAGTCTTTACCGCGACCGCTCGAGCGAAATGTTCCGACAGTGCGAGATCGCCAGTGTGCCGGACACGATCTTCAACGATCATCGCACGAGCTGCACCTGTCCACTTGATCAGTTCGGCATAGCCGACGATCGTCATCCTTCGGCGAAGATCTGGCGGACAGTGGATCTCTAAGGATGGAGTGCAAGCAAGTTTGACTTGTGGGTCGGACATTCGAGTCACGACTTCGGCCCACATCTGCTGAGCGGATTCCACGACAAACTCGGTCGTCACGATGACGCGCGTTCCGTCGTACGCGCAACCGATCCCGACATAGCGTGACTCGTCAACGGATGAGTCAATGACGAGCCACTGGATCGGTGGCATCGGATCTACCGTCTTCCGATCGTTCCAGAGATTGATTGGCAGATAGGAGTTCGTGGAATCCACCCAGAGGTTGAGGTGGCCTCGGATGAACGCTTGACGGTTCGGCGAGTCAAACGCGAGCTCTAACGCTTTCATGGTGATCGTTGTACCGAGTGCAGGGTTCGCCCATCCCCAATAGCGCCGATCTTCCAGACTGACTCCAGGAGGAAGTGACCACTCTGCGAAGTACAGCGATCCAGTTCGGCCTGAGTCAATCGCTGCCATTCCTTGCTCTCGAAGCTGGAGGAGAACTGTTGAACCTTGGTCGCCGGCGGTGCTGAACATCATCATCATCGGGTTCTTCTTGATGGCGATCTGTGACGGTCTGAGAGCAGTGAAGACGACCTCGGGACTGATGTCCCAAAGTTCGTCCACGAGGATGACTGAGGCTGTCATTCCGTGAGCGTGAGCGGAAGCAGCGACGACAGCGATGGATGATCCATCTGGGAAGTTGACTCGCTCGTCTCCGTTCTGCCAGCGGACTTTGCAGAGAAACTTGTCTTCAAGATCGCGGACGACATCACGGAATAGGGCCATGCTTCGGCGCTTCTGGTTGGCAACGATCACGATCGTCTGAGGCTCTTTTTGGATTGCTGCATACTCGGTCGCCATGAAGCCGGCGACAGCGCGCATCACCAAGCTCTTGCCGTTCTGTCGAGCGGTACTGATGCAAGCCTCACGGAAGACGAAGTCTCCGTTCTCGTCCAAGCTGAGAGCGTCATTGATCACGCGCTTCTGCCAGTCCATGAGATCAATGTTGAGGACGCGCTTCGCCCAAGCGGTGAGGGCAGGGCCGAAACTCTCGCCGGCATTAATGGGCGTGACCAGTCTCGGCTCGATCCTTCCCGATGTTGGAATATCCGACTCCGATCCTGCTGGTTCAGGCTGGTTCTGACTGGTGGAGGGGATTTCCCAGTGGGGGCTCGGGGTGTGCATTTTGCCATTTAAAAAAGGTTTGACCGATTCATTGCGCTTTTGGATGCGTTGGGCGGTCTTTGCGTTGACGAATCGTGCTCCTCTGGATGCATTGCATGACGAGCAACAGCTCACAAGATTCGAGCGATCGTATGG